ATATAATAGCCATAGCTAAAGTCATTTTTTATTGACTCGTTTTCGTCTAACATTCTTTTTCTTTTTTACTTGTTTAACTTCTTTAGCTTCTTTTTCAGTTAGCCAATTAAATAAGATTTGCATTTGGGATTTTACGCAACTATTACACGCCCAGCTCACTTTCATGTCTGGATGTAATTCTTTTAATATTGGTTCTAAGTTGTTTCTTAAAAAAGATATATCTACAGAACCAGGAAAGGCTTGAGAGGTGTTATAAAATTTGATTGTTTCTTCTATTGTCATAATAATCTTCTTTCAATTATACGTAAAATTAGCGGTGTTATTAATATTATTGGGTTTAAAGTTATTAAAAAATAAATTAAGGATAACCAGAAGCTAATACAAAAGCTACAGTTAAAGGGCTTGTAGTCCCATTTATCAATCAAAGGTCTAGCATAGTCAACCCACGTTGTAGCTATGGTAATTATTAGTAATATGTTAACTATAGAATTCATTTAATGTCCATTTTTGTTTTATTTTATTTGCTAATTCTTTGAACTTATATTGTATTGTATTACGGTGAATGTCGCTTTTCTCAGCTAAACAGTTTCTATTTCCACTACAAATTAATAATTGTTCCATCATTATTTTATCTAAGCCATCTAGAGAGTCTATTAAGTCTTGTAAAACATGATCCTTAAAACAGCTATTAGAATAAGTTTCTATATCTTCTATACTACTAAAGTGGCTAGGTATATAGTATTTTGTTCTGTATTGCCCACGCTCGCTAATTATTTGATAGAGGCAAAGTTTATAAACATATTTTTTAATACTGTTTTCTGCTTCTAATCTTAAAATAAAATCTTCTCCCTTGTTAAGTAGTATGATAAAAATATCTTGTTTAAAATCTTCTAAATTGACTACATTGTATTCCCTACCTATCCAAAATATAAAGTTTTCTATTTTTTTAATTAGCTTTCTATTCATTAATACTCCTTAGTTATGTTGTACATTTCAGACTTAAGAAAACTTATGTTAGTTCTCATTGCGTCAACTACTCTATATCCAGACTCTAATAATCTTCTAAGCTGATACATTTCAGGGACTTCTACATTAGCTTCATTAGTTGCTCTAGCTACAGAAAAACCTTCTTTAACTCTATTATGTATTATTCTCTCATAGTCTTGATGTGCTTTAGTTCTTTTAGTTTCTATATGGTATAAGTAGGCAGTCAATTCTTTTAGCTGTTTGTTAAGGTTATTGCCATCTAGTACGTCAGTTTGTTTGTATTCCTTAACTATTTCCGCTATTCGGTTTAGTGTTGATTTCATCTTGTAGTTGTTGTATGGTTAATAGTAAATTCATAAAGTCCTTAAATTCTAAACAGGCGTAATCTTTTTCAAAATTCTTAGTAAACACTACAACAGGAGTTTTCCCCATTGGTCTATCACTTCTAGCCTGTTCTAAGGCTTTCCAGATGTTTAACTTTTCTTGGTTCTTACATTCCCAGTGATAATCAAATAAAATAGAGTCTGGGTTAATGTCTATAATATCGCCTTTAATACTCATTCCGCCACTCATTGGAGTACGTCTTACATTAGTATTAAACTTTTTATTTAGTTGTTTGGCCACGTCTCTTTCAAAACGTTTTCCTTTCTGATTAGCATTCATCAAATATAGTTGTTTGGTTTACATTTTGTTTTCTTGTTATTCCTACTGCTGTTTCTAGTATTGTTCTACCAGCTTCATAGTCTACTAAGTTTCTTGCCATTTTATTAGTTGGTTGTTTACCTTTGTATTTATAAAAGTCAAAATCGTGAAACTTACATAAGTTTTGAACTTCCTTTGTTCCTGTTGAAATTCTTACTTCTCTATTAGTTAAAATGTTAGGTAAATTAAAATTAGTCCAATATAAATGCCTGTGTCTTTTTTGTGCAGGAATTAATGGTTCATAATAAGGAATTACATTTTCAACTACATATTTACCATTATATAAGTGTTTTAAAAATAATATTTCTTCATAAAGTTTCATATCAGGATACTTCATTTTAATTTTATTTTTATTGCTTTGTACTAATCTACTATGTGTTGGACAAGGTGGTGAACTCCAAATAAAATCAAAATCTTTGTAATGGTCTAATAAATATTGGTGCGCATCTGCTACTATTACTTTATCATTTGGAAACCTTTCTTGATATAATCTTGCACATTCTGGATCTAACTCAACCGCTGTAACTTCAATGTCTTCTTTTACCTCATCCCACTTGTATCGGTTACCACCTAAACAAGCATATAAATTTAATATTTTCATTGTTTTTGTTTTAAAATAATTCTGTTTGGTTTACATTAGTTTTATTATAGTAATCTAAAGCACAATCTAATATATGCTTACCAACTTTTGGCTCAACGCTATTTCTTAATAATAGATGACCATTTATCCTTGGTATAGGCATACCTAAATACTCGCTTAATTCCTCCTTACTACTTCTACTTACATCTATATTTTTAACCTCTAGAGGGTCAATCTTAAAGTTTGACCAATATGGATGTCTTCCAATCATTGCATTTGGTTTAATTAAATAATCATAATAAGGAACTACATTTTCTATCGCCCAAAGTCCTTTACCCCAACTTTTCAATAATATTATTTGTTGATATAAACTCATTTCAGCATATTTTTTTTCTTTTTGCGAATAGCAAAGTCTTGAGTGGCTTGGGCAAGGAGGTGAGCTCCACACAAGGTCATAGTTTTTATAATTGTGTAGTAAAAATTGATGGCTATCTGTTTGTATAACTTCGTCATTCGGAAACTTGTACTTGTATTCAGACGCTATATCAGAATTAATTTCTATTGCAGTTATATCGTGTTCATCTCCCCAAAGAGTTCTGTTACCACCGATGCCTGAATATAAATTTAATATCTTCATAATATTTGAAAATGTTTTCTTATTATTTTGCCCAGTTCAGCGTCATTAGGATAAATCCTACACAATAAGTTAATATTACGATCAGTAGGGCTATAAGGGTGCTTATAGTCTGTGTCCTTTGTTTGTCTGTATTCATTTAAAGCTCTCTTTTTCATTCCTTGATAAATATTTTTTCTATTAAAAAAGTAAATAAACAGCCTGTTAAAAAACTGACTATGTGTGATGCTAATATAGTAAAATAAATTTTATCCATTTTCTGTTGATTTTAATTCTGTTTGTTTTAAGTTGTGTTTATACGTTGAAAAATCTGTTTTTAAAATAGCATTTTCTTTATATGCTACAGCGTTTTCATATTTTAATTTAGCTATTGATCTATAGTTCTCTCTAATTTCATGCTGTAAGTCATGTATTAAAGACAGAATATCTACTAAAACTTCTAACCCTTCTTTTTTTGCTGGGTTATTATTTTTTTCAATATCTGCACTAGCTTTTATAATCATTATATCTAGCTTATTTTTTCTTAACATTACGTCTAATTCATCCATTTTGTATGTGTTTTAGTGGGTTATTTCCTCCGATTGTATAATAGCCATTATAGAAATTAAATCTTAAAGGCTCGTCTAGTGTTGTAAGTTCACCGCCAGTCATTACATTTTTTACTTTTTGTACGTGCAGCTCTGTCATTGTTTTAAAGTCTGGATGGTTTCCGAGTCTATGAATAGCAAACACATCGTCTGCTCTGTTTATAAAACCCATGCCTCCCTCAATATCACTAGCCTTAGGAGGTTGAACATAGCCCTCTAAAGGATGGCCAGGCTTGTAAACTCTTCTAGCTGCTTCACTTATTGGGTGCGTATTAATATAAATAGTCTTTCCTGTCTTGTTACAGAACTCTCTAACGTTATTGCAAAATAAATAGTTTCTGTCAAACTGCCCAAGTTTACCACCTCTTTCAATATTTAAACCAGTATAGGGATCAATTAAACAACCGTCAACATTTTCTTTAGCAAATATGTTTAATAAATCTCCAGCAGTATATAGCTTTCTATTATCTACAAACTTAAAATAAGTGTCTATTATTTCAATCTGTTTTTTTATTTCAGACTCAGAAAGCTCCTCAACCTTTTGACCTGTTAACATTTGGATCATACTAATTTTTAATAGCTCTGGTGAGTTCTCTCCACTCCACACACACCATTTTAAATCATTATTGATAGCGTGACAAAGTAAATACCAAATAAAAAAATATGTTTTACCTACATTTGGAAAGCCACTTACTACAACCATTTGTCCAGGTTTAAACCTCACAAACTTATCAGTAATTGGACACCCTATTCCTAGCCCTTTCTTAATTTCTCCGTTCTTATATTTGATTGCGTATTCTAAACCGTAACCCTTACTTAGTATTGCCATTTATAGTGCTTAAAAATTTGTTTAGAGAGTCTGTGTTTTTGTGTATTGGATCACTAAAAGTAGTTTTTTTCTTAGACTTTTTAGCTGCATCAACTCTTTTTAAATATTGCTCTTTTCGTTCTTTGTATTGTTTATCTAAAAATTTTATTTTAATTTGGTTGTCCTTTTTTTCAATCATGCTCTCGTCTATCAATATATCTAAAGACTCTTTTCCAATTCGTCTAGACATTTTAGTGTAAGTCATTTTACAATCTTTGTTCCAATAGTGAAAACAGGCATCTATAAAAGAACCTTTATCTTCTTTAGATAAATACATTATGTCACCCCCTAGCCATTGACTAGGAAAGGCTTTAAAATAAGGGAGTTCTTTACTCATAATATGCTTTATGTTTTTGTTCGTATTTATAATAAGCGAGTATCTCGTTCTCGTTTAGTGATTCCTCTGTATATAGTTTGTCAAAGGTGAAGGACACCTTTTGAATGTCCTCCACTTCTTTTTTAGGTTGTGCAAAATCAATATACTTGAAATCTTTTTTTTGGATTTTATATGCCTGTACTAAAGAAAGATAACTTATATTATACCTCTTTGCAATTTCTGGCATTGACACCCCGCTCATTAACATATTTTGTATATCTAACGAAGTTAAACCCAATGCTTTCAAGACTTTTGATTCTTTCATAATACTTAAAAGGGTAAGTCATCAGAACTCTCAGAAACTTGTGCTACTGGTGCTGCTTCTTTTTGATCTTCTGGGTTGTAAGTATTAACACTTAAAGAAACATCTTTTCCAAATTGGTCAGGCTGATCTTTAAGGTTTATATTTAATTTTAAGTACTTGTTTCCTTTATAATCGAAAACGTGCTCTTTTATTTTATCTATGTGAACAGTAACAGTCATCCAGTTATCATTCATTTTTTTACCACCACCGCAGTAAATTGTCGGTTTTTTTTCCATTGTTATTTGTTTTTATTTATTTGTTTGTAAAATCTTCAATTACTTCATATAAAAAATTAGAAAAATCTTCAGCTAAAAGCCTGTCTAATTCTGTCTTATCTGTTTTATTGTTTTCAATAAGTTCTAGTATTTTATTCATTCCATCTATAAAGCCTATAGATTGTTTGCTAGATTTATTTTCTTTAAAGTATTTTATTACTAATGCTTCTTGGTGTTCTTTAGTTATTATCATAAATTTTATTATTTATTATTTTTATACCAACCATGTTTCAGAATCTGACTTTTCACTTTCTTTTTTTAGTCTTTCGATTAATTTTATTAGTTTGTTTTTTTGTTGATTATCTAAACAATTTAATTTTAATATTTCTTGTGTATTAATTCCATAAAACTGAAACTCTTTTAAAAATTCATGAAAACATCCGTCACAATAATTGCCTTTTTGTTTTACTAAAAGCTCATGACAATACTGCCATTTATATACAGGCATTACTTTTAAAAAATCATATCTAATTTTAGTTTTTGTTGTCCAAAATACATTGTCACAAAATTCAGTTACTCTTTCTATATAATCAGTGTTTTTATATTTCATAAGTTAAAATTTATATGTTATACCTATTGCCACAAAGAACCCCCCTGTAGCTATTGCGAATGTATTAGGGTTTAAATTTAAGTTTTGTTTGTGCCAGACTATACTAGTAGTGCCAGCAGTCATCAAACTTAAGCCTCCAATTATAACTAATTTTTTCATAAATTAAAAGTTTAAGTCTAATCTTAATGAGTTAATATACTGTCTACACTCATCAACTCTATTGTAAATGTTTTCAATATCCTCATCATTTCTATAAATGTCAAATACTTTTATTCTATACTGTGGTTCTATGTCAGAATATTTGTATTTACTAGCAAACTCTACTAAATCAGTGCTTTGATCTCCAAAGTATTCTCTTTGAATTAAATCTTCTGGAGTGTCCATTAGTGTGTAAATTAACTTATATCTATCAATTCCAGTTAATGCCATGTAACCTTGAGCCTGATAGTAGTAGTCTTTATTAGGAATCGAGTTAAAAAATAAAGGAAAACTAAAACAATCCCAACTGTTTTTTACATCTATAATATGGTCATCTAAAATAGCGTCTGGCGTACCAGTTAAAAAATCATTTTCAAAAGACTCCTCATTCTTTTCTAGTTGTTTGTAGTTTAAATGTGTTTTAATAAAGTCTAAAGAGTCTACTTCTACAGCGTTTCCCTTATCTAAGTATTTGCTAAATATCTCTTTTCTACGACTATAAATTTGTTCTTTAGTCCATTCCTCTAAATAACTTATAGTAGTTTTAGAAAGTGTTTCTGTTTTACTTCTAGCGTTGGTCATTATCTTACCAATAGCTGAACATCTTATTTTAAATTCTTTCATGTTATTGGTTTTTAATTGCGTTAGCTACTTCGTCTGCACTAGCTACATTAGCGTCAACTCCTATTCCAAAGTTGGCTAAACATCTACCCCAGCTACTTGTTTCACAATTTTCTATAAAAGAAGTTTTGTTTATAAAAGTTGAGTTCTGCTTTTCGTGTGCGTGTCCTGATGCTACATCTATTCCAGCGTCATTTTTTATAGTAGTTTTAATTATTACACCATTGTCGTTAATGTGTGTAATTTCTGAGGTCATTGAATAACCTGTAAACTTTTCTCTAAAATATTTGATTCTTTCGTTTACTGTTACGTAGGCTTTACCCTTTATGTCGACTGTCTTTAATTTATTCATTATTGTAATTTTTAATTTTAGTTAGTATTATAATTATGTTTTTAATCCTCTTT